TGCTGAAGGTGATGGAACAAGAGCTAGTGGTTCTACTAGTCACGCTGAAGGAAGTAGTACAATAGCTAGTGGTGTTAGGTCACATGCTGAAGGAAGTAGTACATTAGCTAGTGGTACTGTTAGTCACGCTGAAGGTAATTTAACAACAGCAAGCGGTCAATATTCCCACGCTGAAGGTAATAGTACAGTAGCATCTGCGTTAACAAGTCATGCTGAAGGTACTTTAACTAGAGCAATTGGTAACTCAAGTCATGCTGAAGGTACTCAAACAACAGCTAGTGCTGCTAGTAGTCACGCTGAAGGTAATAACACAACAGCAAGTGGGACATACGCTCATGCTGAAGGTTATTTTACAGTAGCCAGTGCATTAAGAGGTCACGCACAAGGTAACCAAACAACAGCAAGTGGGACAAATGCTCATGCTGAAGGTAATGGTAGTATAGCAAGTGGTAATACAAGTCATGCTGGTGGTATTTTATCAATAGCTGGTGGTATTGGTAGCTTTGTACATGGTTCTGGCGCAACAGCTATTGGAAACTATAGTTATTCTTTAGGGCAAGGAACCGTTGCTAATGGCGACACAAGCTATGCTGAAGGTTATTTTTCAATAGCTAGTGGTCAATATTCCCACGCTGAAGGTAATTTAACAAGAGCTAGTGGTGGTGGTAGTCATGCTGAAGGTGATACCACAACAGCAAGTGGGGTGGCAAGTCACGCTGAAGGTCGTGAAACAAACGCAAGTGGTGATGCAAGTCATGCTGAAGGATTTCAAACACAAGCTATTGGTGATAATAGTCATGCTGGAGGTAATAGAACTGAAGCAAACGGTAATAACAGTTTTGCTGGTGGAAATAGGTCACAAGCTAATGGTGATAATAGTTTTGCTTTTGGTGACTCATCAATGGCAAGTAGTGCCACAACAATTGTGTTTGGTGATGGAATTACAGGTGATGCACCAAACACATTATATTTACCAAATTTAGTACATAAAAAATCAGACTCAGTTCCAACATCAAGTGCTGATAGTGTTGGTGAAGAAGGTTCGATAACTTGGGATGATACTTACTTTTATTGGAGAACAACTACCCAATGGTTAAGAATTTCTGGTTCAACATTCTAAAAATTAATTAATATGGAATTTTTTATTAATAAAAACTCAACGCTTCCCATTTTAAGGTTAGAATTAATCCAAGATGGTAGAAATGATTTTCATAAATTTTATGAAAAAGTACAAAACGCTAACATTTATTTTACTATGACAAATGTAATTACAGGTGTTAAAAAAATAGCGAAAAAAGAAACCACAATTGAATTGGTTTTACCTGAGAGTACCTGTGTTGGTGAAGAATACTATGTAGTTTATCAATTTATTGAAAAAGATACTTCGGTTGCTGGTAGATATGTTGGTGAATTTACTATAGAATTCTTAGATGGTTCGGGAACTCTTTTGGTTCCGATACGTGAAACTTTGTACATTAATGTTCTTGACCAAGGAATAAAAAAATAATAACTATTGGTTGTACATAAAGGAATTAAGTAGTATGTTTGTGAAAAACATAATGAAGAATAATTTTACCAACGAAGAAATTGAAGGGTTTTTACAAGGTTCTGACCCACAAAAATATATCGTAGCAGTAGAAGCAGAATACAACAAACCTTTAGTTACTCTAGTTATTAATGACCCAGAAACAGGAAAAAGACTAGAAAACCATACTTTTAAACCTTTTCTTTGGTTTAAAGAAGATATCACTAATATCATTTACGAAGGTAAACGAATGAAAATTCTTGCTGCTTGTAAAGAATTTGATATTAAAATTACAAAATTACAAACAAGTAATGATGAAGGTTACACCCCATCAAGAATGGATAGTGGGTATAAATATTTAGCTACATGTAAACAATCTTATAACCATCTAATTAATTTCTTTAAAAAAGGAGGTATCGATATATTCTCCAAAGAATATATCAAATATTTTGTAATGTTTAGTCCTGTTGAACAATTTTTAATCCAAAGTGGTAAAAGATTATTTAAAGGGATGGATGATTATGATGATATCCATAGACTTCAATTTGACTTAGAAACAGAAGGGTTATTTGCAAATAAAAATGCAATATTTCAAATAGGTGTTCGTGATAATAGAGGTTTGGAACATGTATTAGAAGCAGTAGGTGATACACCTAAAGAAAAAAGAGATTCAGAAAAATTGGCTATTGCTAAATTCTTTAAAATAATTGAATTTGTGAAGCCAGATGTTATAACTGGATATAATTCTGAAGATTTTGACTGGCCGTATATTTTTGAACGAGCTGAAAGACTAAATATGTCAGTTACTGATTTAGCTATTACATTAAATAGGTTTTCTAAAATAAAAAGGAAAAAAGCCACATTGAAATTAGGTGGCGAAACTCAATCATATCTACAAACACATATGTATGGTTATAATATTTTAGATATATCACATGCTGTTAGAAGAGCAATGGCGATAAATTCAGAAATAAAATCGTGGGGTTTGAAGTATATTACACAATATTCCGAAATAGCTAAACCAAATCGTGTTTATGTTGCTGGTGATAAAATAAATACTACTTGGGCTGATAAGGTGAATGATTACGCTTTCAACAACATAAATGGTGATTGGTATAAAATAACTGTTAAAAAACCATTAAAAAGTGGTTATAAGGTAGTTACTGGTGCTTATATAGTACAAAGATATTTGTGTGATGACTTATGGGAAACAGAGCAAATAGATAATATTTTTAATCAAGCATCTTTTTTGATTGCTAAACTATTACCTACTACATTTGAACGTTCATCAACGATGGGGACCGCTGGGCAATGGAAACTTATCATGTCTGCTTGGTCATATCAAAATAAGTTAGCCATTCCAGATACTCAAACTAAACGTGATTTTACAGGTGGTTTATCTAGATTATTAAGAGTTGGTTACGCAAGAGGCGTTGTTAAATTTGACTTTGCTGCTCTATATCCTAAAACACAATTAACGCATAATATATTTCCAGATTTAGATATCTCTGGAGTTATGACTGGTATATTAACTTATGTTGTTGATACGAGGGATAAATTTAAATTTTTAACTGGTAAAGAAAAGAAAAAATACCAAAAATTAGAAGATAATCTGAAAAAGAATTCTTATAATATGTCAAAAGAAGAGATTGATGATATTAAAAAACAAATTTCAGAACATAAAGCATTAGCTAATATATATGATAAAAAACAATTACCACTTAAAATTTTAGCTAACTCTTGGTTCGGTTCTTATGGGGCACCATACATTTTTAATTGGGGAGATACCAATTCAGCTGAAGAAACAACATGTAGAGGTCGTCAGTATTTAAGACTTATGGTTAGACATTTTACTAAAAAATATAACTTTATTCCGTTGGTTGGAGATTCGGTTACATTTGACACACCTATATATGTTAGAAATAAACATAACAAGACTATAGATATTTTACCTATATGTGACCTATTTAATGAAAAATCTGAATTTTTAGATGTTGAAAAACTTAGGGATTATGAAGAAAAAAATTATGAAGTTTTAACTAGGAATGGTTGGAAAGAAATTAAATATATTTATCGACATGATACCGACAAAAAAATACATAGAATAACGACAAAAGATAGGTTATTAAATGTAACTGAAGACCATTCTTTATTTCAAAACGGTGTTGAAGTTAAACCATCTGAATTAAAAAGATATGATGTTATAGATACATATGAAATCCCATATAATCATAACGATAATATTATTATCACTGAAAATGAAGCATTTTTGTATGGTTTCTTTTTAGGTTATGGTTCCGCATTAAATAGTAAACGAAAAGTAAAATACACTTCGAAAAAAACTGGAGAAGTAAAAACATATTTCTCTAAACGAAGTAATTGGAAAATATCAAACACAAGACTTGATTATTTAGAAAAATTACAAATTATATTAAAAAATGAATTTAACCAAAATGGAATAATTAAAAACCATTTGAAATCTAGCGGGGTATATAATTTAGTTGTACACAACTCTAACTTTTCTAACTTTTTTTGTGATAATTTTTATACTTCTTACAGGGAAAAAAAGATACCAAAAACAATACTAAATGCTAACTTATCAATAAAAAAAGCTTTTATTGAGGGCGTAATTGCATCTGATGGTTACGGAGATAATATAAATACATGTTCAGATGTTGGTATGAAATCTCAGATAGCCATGTCTGGTATTAGTTTGTTGTTTAAAGAGTTAGGTATAAATTATAAAATAAAAACTAGGTCAGATAAACAAAACTTTATAAGTTTTTCATTAAAAAATAGTAATAGAAATAATTCTTCATTTACTGAGAAAACACAAAAGAAAAGTAATGAGGTCTGGAAAAATGAAATAATATTAAATAGAAATATAAACAATTTTGTTTATGATATTTCAACAGATGACGGTACGTTTGTATGTGGTATAAATGGTATTATCGCACATAATACAGATGGTTTTAATTTTACAATACCTGAAAATATTGATGAAATTAAATATACTGCCAAAGGCAATCATTGGAAAACAATTGATGACGCTGATAAAGAACTAATAGGGTTGGACGCTGTTTTAGCCGAATTCAATGAAAACTACATGGAAGGTAGAATGGGTTTAGATATAGATGATATATGTAATTCAACAATTAATTTTGCACGTAAAAATTATGCAAATGATATCAAAGGTAAGGTTAAATTGGTGGGTAACTCCGTTAAGTCTAAAAAGATGTCTGTTTATATTGAGGAATTTTTAGGTGATGGTATTAGAATGCTATTAAATGGTGATGGTCAATCATTTATTAACCATTATTATAGTTATGTCGATAAGATTTATAACTATCAAATACCATTGGTTAAAATAGCAACAAAAGCTAAGGTTAAACTAACTATTCCAGAATATAAGAAAAAGGGTACTATGAAAAATAAAGCTGGTAACCCATTGCCAAAACAAGCTCATATGGAATTAGCAATGGTTAACGATTTAAGGGTTAGTTTAGGAGATGTTTTATATTATATCAATACTGGTTCAGCTAAATCACATGGTGATATAAAAACAGTTGATAAAGTTAAAATGACCAAGAAAGAAAAACAAGCTTATTTTGACCTTAACGGAGTTATGCCTAAAATTGAAAAAGAAACTCAAATAAATTGTAAATTAATTGACCCTAATATTGTTGAGCGAGACTTTGAAATGGTTAAAGAATTAGCAATGATTAAAAAAGCTTTAGGGACTGAAGATTTAGATGAATCATCAATCGAAGAATTTAAATCTAGAATGGAAGTAATTAATAAAGAATTATTTACTGATGAATATAACGTAGCTCGTTATTTGGACGCTTTTAACAAGAAAGTAAAACCATTATTGGTATGTTTTAATCCAGAAATACGAAATAGGATTTTATTAAATATTGAAAGGGTTAAAAATAAAGAAACAAAAATAAGTACTGAAAAACTTAAAGAGCGTTTAATTTTTACAAAACAAGAATGTGAATTAGTTTCTGGAATGCCAAATAAAGAAAGCGACCAAGATTCTTATGAAGAATTAATGACCATGGAAGATAAAGAAATAAAGTTTTGGGATATGGTCAATATGGTTCCAAATAACATGGAGGAAGAAGAATGGGAAGAAATTAGAGAAGATTACCATATTAGAATGGCTAAACTAAAATCGGATGGTATTATAAACGAAATCGAAAGATTTGATGATATTTTAAAACATTTAGAAGTTAAAGATTATGATAATATAAGTAATAAAGGTGAGTTACCAATCGATATATATGTTATTGCAGATATAACAAGCGATGAGAGTGGTGTGTTTTTTATCTCAAGAAAATGGAATGGAAAACTATGTGATTTTAATGAAATATTTAAATATCAGAACGAAGCTATAGAAAGAAATAAATTCTATAATTCGATTAAAGATGAACATATAAAAAATGATTACGAGTCTTGGTTAGATTATTTAGATAATATAAAGTTAATGAGTGGTGAAACCTCATCATTTACTATTCACGAAAATAAGGTAATTGACGCAAACTATATTGAAGTATTAAAAGAAAATACTAGAAAAATAGAATTAGAAAAACCAACATTGGTCAAGACGATGATTAATGCTTCAAACACTGAAGAAGGTGAAGAATTAGACGATAGTGAATTAATAATGGTAGATGATGGGAATGGTAACCTAACTAGAATCGATGAGATTTTGAAACTTGACGATGAGATAGACGATACTTTTGGTGAAGAACCTGATGAGTTAATTCAAGTTAAAGATGATAAAGATGATGAGGATGATGGATGGCCATTTTAAAATGAAAAAGGAGCAAATGCTCCTTTTTTTTTTATTAGAATACCCAAAAACCCAAAGGGTGGTATTTCAATGCTGTATTTAAATCAGTTGCTTCTTTTGCTCCACGTTCAAGCTGACTTGTTGTTGATAACCTCAAAAGTCTAGCGTCTAATCTTTCTAAAACAGCTCTTCGTTCTTCGTTACCTTCACTAATTAGTGTTTCATAATCCATAGTCCTTTCAGCTTCTGGTGGACCAACAACACCACCAAATTTACCACGAGTTCTACCCAACGCTCTTTTAGCCTCAGCAACAAATAATTGACGGACAAGTATTTTTGTTGGTTCATTAAATTCAGAATATTCAAGTTTAGATAATGGAATTTGATTTGGCATTTTTATAACATCTGGGTTATCTAACAAACAAGCATCTTCGTTGTCTGATGTTGTATCATAATAGAAATACCAAACTTGACAACCAGTCAGGTTTATTGAGCTACCTATGCCACCCATACCTTGTCCGAATGAGAATTTGGAGCCCGGAGTTGATAACAAATGTAACAACCTAGTTCCATTAGGTCCAGCTGTAATTTTATAAACTAAATCGCTTCTAATTATTCTATTCTTAAGATTCATATCAGCAGCAGTCAATAAAATATCAAATGCTGGCGCAATATAATAACCCATACGTCCAGTACCTAAACCAGCACCACCACCTCCAGCACCAGTTTGAGCAAAACCACCACCAAATCCATAATCAATTCCACCATAATTAGCTAACAAAGCTTGGCTTGTTGCTGGTGGTGTAATCCAAAGAACTTCATTTACTTGTCTGCCAGCTGGGATTTGATAAACTTGTCTGCCAGATTCAATACTAACAAAATCTTTCTTAAGTTCCCATGGTCCGTTTGTTTGCAAACCAACTTGTTTTGAATAAGCATAAGTTGATTGTTGAATGTAATCTAATGTCCTAACACTAAGAGCAAAAGCCATATCTGTGGTTGTTATGTTATGACCTAACAATGATTGCCATTGATGTTCTATCAGCCATTCTTGTACGTACTGAGCATAATCTTCAATCGCTATTTCTAATAAAGTACAAAGTTGTTCATCTGTCAATTCGATTTGACGAATAGGTGAACCTACTGAATGTCTGAATTGTCTAAATAATTTATCTTTATCATTTTCGTTTATTGCCATGATTGTCTTTTATTATAAATATAATAAAAAACGTAATTAAACTAAAAGATTTTTAACTATTACACTACACTCTTTAATTGATTTAAAACTAACATTGGGTACCAATAATTTCTTACCTATTTTAACTATTGGGACTTCTTCAGATTTTGTTATTTCATGAATTTGATTATATTCAACCTCATTTTCTTTAAGACTAACATCTACATCTATAAATTCAACACCTTCATTTGTTAGGATAGTTTTAAGTTCCGTACAATACGGACATTGTGGTACACTATATATTTTTATCATAATTCGTTTATTATTTCATTCATTAATATTTCTGTTATTTCTTCTTCAGAAACTATTTTATCACCAATTATTGTGGATATCACATTTTTTTTATTTTTAAGGGTTTCCCACATACGAGTAGATATAGTATCTTCAAATAAATGATAATAGATATTTACATCGTTTTTTTGACCTATTCTAAATGACCTATCCTCTGCTTGTTCGTTATTTCCAGTAACCCAATCAAACGAATTGAATATGACTACGGAAGCTTCGGTTAGTGTAATAGCAACTCCAGCTGATTTTATGTTACCAATAAATACTTTAATTTTAGGGTCATTTTGAAAAGAATCTACTGAAACTTGTTTTTGTTTAGTACTCATCGGCCCATTGTGTTTAACAGAAATTTTACCAAAATAATTCGATAGAATTTCTAATTCTTCAGTAAAGCTAGTAAAAATGATTACCTTTCTACCCATTTCAATTGCATTTTCTACCATCTCAATAGTGTGTTGAATAGCTACTGATGCTATAAATTGGCGAAGAAGAATTAATTCAACAAGGGATTTTTGTAAGTTATCGTTGTTTATACCAAGGGACGTTCTATTTTCCAAATAATCATCCCACAATTTTTCGTATTCTGAAAGCTCTTTCTTTGTTAAACGATGATATGTTGGTGTTATTATTTTATCTGGCATATCCAAAACATCTGTTTTTAATCTTCTAAGTACTATATTCTTTGTCTTTGATGCTAATTCTTCTAAATTACTTGCACCATCTGTTATCCATATTTGTTTCTTTTGACCATTTTTAAGCGTTTTAAAGAACTTTTTACCATCACAATACCTAGTAGTAAAGTATTTCCAATTCTCAACAATAGGGGATTTTAGAAGCTTTAATAAATTAAAGAAATCCATTGGTCTGTTGGCTACTGGGGTACCTGTTAATAACCAAACTCTATTTATGTTGTGTTTGACCACCAATTCAACCATTATTTTACCTCTAATACTACTGTTATTTTTTAAATTATGAGCCTCATCTATAATAACTAATTCAAAACCAGCATTAGCTAACTCACGATTTAGTATTTTTTCTGGTTCACCTTCTTTAGGTTTTTTCCCATCAGATAAAGTATGAAAATTCTTAAGTATGTCAAAATTAATTATTGTAAATTTTGCTTCATCCCATTTTTTCCCATCAATAATTGTTGTATCGTTACAAAACACATTTATTTCACGCTCCCAATTTATTTTAGCTGATGATGGTGCCACCACAAGAATCTTTTTAGCCCCACTTTCCAACGCAGCAATAATAGATTGAATACTTTTTCCTAAACCCATATCATCGGCTAAAATACAACCGTCTCTAGATAATAAAAATTTAATACCCTTTTCTTGGTGTTCGTATAATTTTTTATTTTGTTTAGCTAAAATTTTATTGTATTTTTCAAAATCAACTGCTACGTTTATAGGTTCAAAATACGGGTCATCAATTACTTGCGTTTTTGGTAACCAATACATGCTAGATTTTTTTTGTTTTTTAGTTAACTTTCCATAAATATGGAACGCTTTTTCTGTATCAGCAAGAATAAATTCAATTAGAATTCTTTCTGGTACAAAACTTAATTCTTGCTGTTTTTTTAATTCTTCACCTAGATAATTAGTGATGTTTATTACTCTATTTACATGTATTGGTTCTTTATCAACATTATCAATAATATATTTTGCTTGATTTTCAGTTAATATCAATTTTTTGTTTTTAATATAATCATATTTAAGTTGTCTCAAATATGGATTAATCCCATTATACTTTTCTAACAAAGAAAGTGATGAACGTTTTTTAATATCTCCAATTGAAATCATTTTAATTAAAATAATTAGTTTTAAATACACTAATTATATGTAATTATAATAAATTTTTAAAATTAATCAAGTCTTTTGGTTTAATAGTGATATGGTAAATATTTATAAATAAAAGACATGGGAAATAATAAGATAACACCGATAAATAGAATCAATAGGTCATATAAATTATATGGACTTTATTGCCCATATAGTAATGAATTAAGATATATTGGGATAACTACTGGGTTATTATCCACTAGACTATCTGGTCATTTGAGAAACCCAACAAACGGTAAAATAGCTTTATGGTTTAAAGAATTAAAAACAAACCATAAAAAACCTGTAATAAAATTAATAAAAGAATACAATACTTATGAAGATTTGTTAAAAGCTGAAATAAACGAAATTAAAGAAAATAGAAAAAAAACAAATAAACTATTAAATATTGCTGATGGTGGTGATATTAATCCAATGTTTGGTAAAACACATACGAAAGAAGCTAGAGCTAAAATATCTAAAACACATAAAGGTCGTAAACTTAATGATGAGCAAATAAAAAATAGAAAAGATTTATTATCAAAATTGTGGTCTAATGAAGAGTGGTCTGAAAAATTAAAGAAAAAAATGTCAGAAAATATGGCTGGAAACTCTAGAGCATTCGGTTATAAGCATTCAGAAGAAACAAAAAAAATGTTAAGTGATTTACATAAAAACAATAAACATTCTTTAGGTTTTGTACATTCTGATTTTACAAAATTAAAAATGAGTCAAAATAACTCTGGTGAAAATAATCCAATGTTTGGTAAAACTTTACCTAAAGAAGTATTGATTAAAAGAAGTGAAAAAGTAAAAAAAGAAGGTACGTTTAAAGGTAAAAATAACCCAAATTTTAAATATGATATTAATAAAGAAAAATTAACAGAATTATATTTATATAAAAATTTAAAAATATCTGAAATAGCTAATATATATGGTTGCCATAGAACAGTTATCAGTGATAACATTAAAAAGTATGGTATTGTAAAACCATTATCAAATAAATATAATTTAAATATTAATGAAATTAAAAACTATCTTAAACAAGGTTTGAATTTAGTTCAAATTGGAGATAAATATGGTTGTTCAAATAAAATAATACATAAATTTATTAAAAAACATGAAAGATAAAAAAATAACACCAATAACTAGAATAAATCGCTTTTTCTCTGAAGAAGATTTTTTTTTTTAGAGATTTCAATGGGGCGAGAAGCTATTGAAGGTGATGGTAATTTTACTATCATCTTATATAAAGTTGATAGACAGATGACTGAATATGATGATGTTTATGGTGAAGGGTCTAAAGACGGGATTAGGTTTTTCCCACCTATCGAATTGAAGGTGATACCTATTTTATCTGAACCAGAAAATGAAACCTATAATAAAGGTGCTGGTTCATTAAGACATCTCCAAGATGGTAATTTATCTTTTGGAATTTATGAGGCTCAATTAGATGAATTAAAAACATCTATTAGCTATGGGGATTATATTGGTTACCCAGTGACTGAAACAGAACTAAGATTTTTTAGTGTTGTTAATGATGGTGTTAAAAACTATGATAATAAACATACGATTATGGGTTATAAGGGTGCTTTTAGGAGTGTAAATTGCGCTCCTGTAGATAACACAGAGTTTCGTGGTTTTTAAACAATGCTAATAATAATAATAATAATCTTTCAATTAATAATAATTATAAATATGGCAATGCCAAAAGGATATAGAACGAACATTAATATCAATAACCAAAAAATTGGTCCTGATAGAAGACAAGAAATACTTGACGACATAACAAATTACGATACGTTGTTACCTAAAAGTGTTATGGTAGAAGATATGGACCAAACATTTCTTGAGTATGTGAAATCAGAAGATGGTTTTTCTGTTAGTATAGGTGGTAAAGAAGTTCCTGTTATTTTTTTAACAATTCAAAGATGGACTGAATTCACTAAAACTTGGAATTTTACTGACGAAAATAAAAATATTGAAATGCCTTTTATTACCGTAGTAAGAAAACCAGATATTCAACAAGGTCAAAACCAAGCTGGATTATGGAACATCCCCGGCAATAGAACCTATACTATCATTAAAGTCCCAACATGGGATGGGGTTAGAAGAGGTATTGATTTGTATAAAATACCACAACCAACACCTATTGATATAAACTATGAGGTTAGATTATTTACTAATAGAATGCGAGATTTAAATGAATTTAATAAAATTATACAAAAATCTTTTCAATCTAGACAATGTTATATTTTCCCAAATGGTCATCCAATGCCATTGCATTTAGAATCTATAGGTGATGAAAGCAATATAGATAGTTTTGAAAGTAGAAGATTTTATGTTCAAGCTTTTGAAATAAAATTATTGGGGTATTTATTAGATGAAGACGATTTTGAAGTTGTACCTACTATTAATAGAACATTAACATCATTAGAAATAGACGAAAAGAGAATACAAACCAAAGCTTTCATGGAACCAATAAAGAAAGGAAATGAAGTTGTTTATAGTTTTATTTGGAAACAAACATCAGATAATGTATTTAGTTTTAGAGTAGAATATGATGTAAATTTTACTGTTTTACAAAATATTGAACATATTACTAGAATAGTGATTAAAGTTAATGGTGTAGGGGTTTTTGATGGAACAGTTTTAACTTCACCACTAATACTTTACGGAAACGATGAGGTAACAATAACAGTCACAAAAGATTTTTCTAATATAGGAAAATTTGTTTTAATAGGAAATACAACATCATGAGTCATTTAGGTAGCGGATACGATATAAATAAAACATTTATAATTGAAACAATCTCAGATACAACACCAGTTTTTAGTGCTTGTACTGGGATGTTTACCAACGCAGTTATTAGTTGTACTGGGGATACTAGAATCATCATGGGTGATGGTATAATCACATTTGATGGAAACATTTATACCAACGATGATTTAAGTGCGACAACAATAAACGCATCAACTTATTTCAGTGGTGGTACAAATGTATTTGATATAATTAATGATTTGAGTATCTCTGGAGGTACATACGATTCTTTTAGTAATACGTTAACGTTAACTAAAAACAATGATTCAACAATTATCGTTACTGGATTTTCAAGTTCAGAAAATTATTATACTACTGGAACAACAGTAATTGGAAATACAGTTTATTTTGATAGAACAGACTCATTATCAGCATATACATTAAACTTATCTTCGGTAACTGTTGACACATATGTTACTGGTGTTACTTTTTCAGATAATCAATTAATTATTGTTCGTAATGATGGGGTTAATTTAAATACCTTTATAAATTCATTTATTGGATTAACAATTAATGGTTTATTGACTTCAGAAACAATTAGTGCAACAACGATTTCAGCTGATACATTTTTTGGTGATGGTTCAAACCTAACTGGTATTTCAACACAAGATACCTTTGTTACTGGTGGTACTTATAGTAACGGGACAGCTATATTTACCAACAATACTGGTGATACATTTAATATAACAGGTTTTAGTACTGGATATACACTAACAGAGTCAGATATAATCTCAACTTTAGGTTTTATACCATTATCTTCTTATACAGACACATATATTACTGGTGGTACTTATAATGATGGTACTTTAGAACTAATAAATAATTCAGGAGGAACAATTAATATATCTGGGTTTATTACAGGTAGTACTTCAGAAACAGATATTTATGTCACTGGTGGTACTTATAGTGAAGGTGTTACGACATTTACCAACAATACTGGTGGAACATTTACCGTTGATGGATATTATACTGGTGGTACCCTTCCGACAGATACTTATGTTACAGGTGGTACTTATTCAGCTGGGACAGCTATATTTACTAATACTTATGGCGACACATTTAATGTAAGTGGTTTCTTTACAAATTCAGATGATGTTTATACTACTGGTGTTACTGTAAACAACACCACATATGATTTAACAATTTTTAGAAATGATGGAGTTTCATTTACAGCTAATTTAGGTATTTTAGCTAGTGATGTCTCAATCACTGGTGGTACATATAACCCAAATAGCGGTATTGCTACATTCACAAATACAACTGGTGGTACATTTAATGTTGATGGATTTTTAACTGGACAAACAGACACGTATGTAACTGGTTTAACTTATTCGAATAATATTCTAATATTAAACCAAACAAATAATCAAGCAGATATTAGTGTTATTGTTAATACAATGACTGGTCTTACTGTTAATGGTGAATTGTCAGCAACAACGTATTTAGGGTTACCACCTGATGTCTTTATTACAGGTGCAACTTATTCAGGTGGAACAGCTGTTTTTACTAATAGTACAGGTGGAACATTTGATTTAACTGGATTATATACAGGTGAAACGTTTACTGACGTTTATGTAACAGGTGGTACTTATTCAGCTGGGACAGCTA